GGAATAAATTATGATGAAGAAAAAAGGATATGCCCAAGGTGGTTTAAAACCAGCGCCAAATAAAGGTGCAGCATCTTTACCTAAAGATGTACGTAATAAAATGGGCTTTATGAATAAAGGTGGTATGGCTAAAAAGAAAGGTTATGCTAAAGGTGGTGCTATGATGAAAAAGAAAGCATACGCTAAGGGTGGTAAAGTAGCCATGTATAATCAAGGTGGTATGGTTAGATCTACTGGTACTATGAATACTGGTATCGCCAACCCTAAAAATACTTACAAGTAGGAGAAATATTATGGCTGTAACATTACGAACATATTTAAACAATCAACTTAAGGCAAAGGGTATGACCGCTGCCCAAGCTAAAAAGAATGCAGGTAAATACAAAAGCATTGCTGCCGCTAAGAAAGCTGGATCACTTTATTACACAGATAAAAGTGGTAAGGTAATGGCTGCTGTATATGCAGAAGATCTAAAAAAACCTCTTGCTGCTATTAAACCTAAGAAAAAACCATTAGGTGCAGCAAAGAAAAATAATATTATTACTAGCACAATTAGTGACACTAAAGGTGGACGTGGGGATGGTTTACGTGAATCAGTTAAACGTAAGTTAGATCCCAAATCTCCTAGCGGATTAAAAGGTCAATCTGCAGAATTTAATGCTTTCTTTAACAAGAACAAAACTAAGTTTAAAAATGAAGACACTAAAGGCTACAATATGCGTGAGGCTATGAAAGCCTTTAATAAACAAAAGAAAAAGTAAGTGGTAGATCGTAACTACACTACAGATACAGAAGCAATAACTATCACCGCTACATCAGGCGGTGCTAGTGCTGATACTATTTATACGTGTCCACTTAATCACGATGCAACAGTAGACTTTCTTCACGTAAGTAACGGCTCAACATCCACACAAAACGTAACTATTCAATGGTATCACGCAGACACAAATACGTACCATCACATCGTAAATGATAAATCTATTGCTGGTAAAGATGTGTATAATGTAATTACTTCTGATAGGATGCATCTCCATGCTGGTGATAAGATCAGTGCATTTAATGGTGGTGGTGCTTTAGAGATGTTTATTTCTGTACGACAATTCTACAACCCTAACAGGTAATGCATAACGGGGTTGCAATTTTGTCTGTAGTATGATATAACTAAATATGTAAAACTACTCCTGCACAAGATAAAAGGAGTGGTGCAATGTTTAAACGTTTATTAAAACGGTTCCAAGAGAACCAACAACGAAGAGCAGATTATTGGGTACTCATGAACATGAGTAATAAAGAACTGCATGATATGGGGATAAGTCGTGGTGAAGTCTACCAAAAAGTCTACGGTAAATGCAGCGGGTAACTATACTAAGCCTACTATGCGTAAGCGTCTTGTTGCATCCGTTAAAGCTGGCAGCAAGGGTGGAAAGCCCGGACAGTGGTCAGCTAGGAAGGCACAAATGGTTGCAAAACAATACAAAGCAAAGGGCGGGGGCTATAAGTAATGGCCCTCTCTAAATCACAAAAAAGCCTGAAGTCTTGGACCAAACAAAAATGGAGAACCAAAAGTGGTAAACCATCAACGCAAGGTCCAAAGGCTACAGGCGAAAGGTATCTACCTGAAAAGGCTATTAAGTCTCTTAGTACTTCTGAGTATGCCGCTACAACACGAGCAAAACGAAAAGGCACTAAGGCGGGTAAGCAGTTTGTGGCTCAACCTAAAAAAGTTAGAGCCAAAGTAAAACCGCACAGGAAAATCACATGAGCCGTAATTTAACAGAAAAACAACAAAAGTTTCTTGATGTTCTTTTTGAAGAAGCTCAAGGTAATTTATCTCAAGCAAGAAAATTAGCTGGGTATGCTGAGACTGTCGCAACCTCAGCTATTGTAAATTCTTTGCAAGATGAAATTGCAGATCGTACTAAACGTTTTATTGCTGCTAGTGCAACTAAAGCTGCTTACTCTATGAAACAAATTATGGATAGTCCAACTGATTTAGGTAATAAAGAGAAAATGGCAGCAGCTAAAGATGTATTAGATCGTAGCGGATTTAAAGCATCAGATAAAGTAGAAGTAACTGCAGCAAGCCCTTTGTTTATTTTACCACCTAAAAATGAAGAAGATTAATAAAGTTTGGACACTACCTGCTCCAAAGCCAAACGAAAAGTTTGAGTGGAGAAAAGTTGTAAGAGTAGGTAGGCTAGTTCCATTTGGCTATAGACAAGATCCTGACGATTGTGATATACTATTACCTATTCCAGAAGAGTTAGATCTTTTAGAGGAAGGTAAGAAATACCTAAAACAATATAGCTACAGAGATGTAGCTGCTTGGTTAAGTGAAGAATCAGGTAGGTATATATCTCACGTAGGTTTAATGAAGAGAGTTCAAATTGAACGAAAGCGTCAGAGAGAAGCTGCAAACCAACGCCAGCTTGCTGAAAAATACAAAAAAGCCCTCGAAAAGGCGAAAAAGCTCGAAGAAGAAAGACTCGGTGGAAAAGAAACCAGAGTCTCTTCAAGTTGAGCAAGTAGAAGAATTTAATACCAGAGAAGTTATATTTGAACCTAACCCCGGTCCACAGACAGAGTTTTTAGCTTCTACTGAACAAGAAGTACTATACGGTGGATCAGCAGGTGGTGGTAAATCTTATAGTTTAGTTGCTGATCCTGTACGTTATTTAAATAACCCTAACGCTAGAATGCTTTTAGTACGTAGAAGTACTGAAGAACTAAGAGAACTTATCTCTGTATCTAAACAACTATACCCCAAAGCAATTCCCGGTATTAAGTTTATGGAAAGAGATAAGACTTGGGTAGCTCCGAGTGGAGCAACACTCTGGATGTCTTACCTTGATCGTGACGATGATGTTATGAGGTATCAAGGTCAGGCGTTCAACTGGATCGGTTTTGACGAATTAACGCAATGGCCTACACCCTATCCTTGGAACTATATGAGGTCACGACTTCGGACAACCAAAGCCAGTGGACTACCCTTATATATGAGGGCAACAAGCAACCCCGGAGGTCCGGGCCATCAATGGGTAAAGAAAACTTTTATTGACCCTAATACTCCTAATAAAGCTTTTTGGGCTACGGATGCAGATAGTGGTGAAATTATTTGTTGGCCTAAAGGACACAGTAAAGAAGGTCAGCCCTTATTTAGACGTAGGTTTATCCCTGCTACCTTATTCGATAATCCTTATTTAGCAGAAGATGGTATGTATGAGGCTAATCTTTTGTCGTTACCTGAGCATCAGCGAAGACAGCTACTAGAAGGTGACTGGGATATTAACGAAGGTGCAGCCTTTCCAGAGTTTAATCGTAGACAACATGTAATAGAACCTTACGATATACCTAATAGTTGGGCTAAGTTTAGAGCATGTGACTATGGGTATGGTTCCCACACAGGTGTTGTTTGGATTGCAGTAACTCCAGCAGAACAATTAGTTGTATATAGGGAAATGTATGTATCTAAGGTTACTGCTACAGATTTAGCGGATATGATACTAGAAGCAGAAGATGGTGAAAAAATACGCTATGGTGTTTTGGATTCTAGTTTATGGCATAATCGTGGTGATACTGGGCCATCATTGGCTGAACAGATGATTATGAAAGGTTGTCGGTGGCGTCCTTCCGATAGATCTAGAGGCTCTCGTGTAGCAGGTAAAAATGAATTACATAGAAGATTACAAGTTGACGAATTTACAGAAGAACCTAGATTGGTATTTTTTAACAATTGTACTAATACCATTTCTCAGCTACCTGCCTTACCTTTGGATAAAAATAATCCAGAAGATGTAGATACAAATGCGGAAGATCACTTATACGATGCTTTAAGATATGGTGTAATGACCAGACCACGTAGCAACCTATTTGACTTTGATGCAAATAATCATCGTACAGGGTTTCAAGTTTCAGACGCAAAATTTGGATATTAAGGATAGAATATGGAAGAAGAATTTGAAGATATGATGATGGACATGGAGGAAACTTCATCCGTAGAAGATGTTAAGGAAGAAGATTATTCTGATCCAGCAACAGGACAAATTGTTCAATTTGTTAAAGATAAATATTCTAAAGCAGAAACTGCACGAGAACTTGATGAGCAACGTTGGATTCAAGCTTATCGTAACTATCGTGGTATTTATGGTCCTGATGTACAATTTAGTTCTACAGAAAAATCACAAGTATTTGTTAAAGTAACTAAAACAAAAGTACTAGCTGCATATGGTCAGATTGCAGAAGTATTATTTGGTGGTAATAAATTTCCTATTACTATTGATCCCACTGTTCTTCCTGATGGTGTAGAAGAAACAGTAAGTTTTGAAACTAATGCAGATCAACGTAAGGCTAATGAAGACTTACCAGATTTACTTCCCGGTGAAACATATGAAGATTTTAGAGAGCGTCTTTCTGGTATGAAAGCAAGCTTAGATCCAGTTATGGATTACTTAGAACCCGGACCTGCTAAAACTCCCACATCACCACAGTTTCATCCTGCTGAAGTTGCAGCAAAGAAAATGGAAAAGAAAATCCATGATCAACTAGAAGAGTCTCACGCAAAGAAACATCTTCGTGCTGCAGCTTTTGAAGCAGCATTATTTGGTACTGGTATTATGAAAGGTCCATTTGCTGTAGATAAAGAATATGCTAATTGGGATGAAGAGGGTAATTACTCTCCTATGTTTAAAACTATCCCACAAACTAGCTCTGTATCTATATGGAATTTTTATCCAGACCCAGATGCTGCTACTATGGAAGAAGCAGAGTATATTGTAGAGCGTCACAAAATGTCTCGTTCACAATTACGTGGTTTAAAAAATCGTCCATACTTTCGTGAGAATGCAATTAATAATGCATTACGTTTAGGTGAGTCCTACAACAAAGAGTGGTGGGAACATGTAATGGAAGATAATTCAGAGCAAGATCAAGCACAACGCTTTGAAGTTTTAGAGTTCTGGGGTTTTGTAGATACTGAGTTATTAATTGAACAGGATATTGATATCCCTGATGACCTAAAAGATGCAGAGCAATTAAGCGTAAATGCTTGGATCTGTAATGGACAGGTGTTACGTTTAGTAATGAATCCATTTACCCCTGCGTACATTCCATATTTTGCAGCACCATATGAAATGAATCCTTACAGTATTTTTGGTGTAGGTATTGCTGAAAACATGGATGATACACAAACCTTAATGAATGGGTTCATGCGTATGGCAGTAGATAATGCTGCATTGTCAGGTAATTTACTTATTGAGATTGATGAAACTAATCTAGTACCGGGGCAGGACTTGTCTGTGTACCCCGGAAAAGTGTTCCGCAGACAAGGTGGAGCACCCGGACAAGCCATTTTTGGTACTAAGTTTCCCAACGTATCTAATGAAAACATGCAGATGTTTGATAAAGCAAGGGTACTATCTGATGAATCAACTGGATTTCCATCTTTCGCACATGGTCAAACAGGGGTTACGGGTGTTGGTCGTACTGCTTCTGGTATCTCTATGCTTATGTCTGCTGCCAACGGTTCTATTCGCAATGTAGTTAAAAATATTGATGATTATTTACTAGCACCATTAGGTAAAGCTTTCTTTAATTTTAATATGCAGTTTAACTTTGAGTCAGATATTAAAGGTGATCTTGAAGTAAAAGCTCGTGGTACTGAAAGTTTGATGGCTAATGAAGTACGTAGTCAACGTTTACTGCAGTTCTTACAAGTTGTACAAAATCCTGCACTAGCACCATTTGCACGTATGGATTATATTGTACGTGAGATTGCTAAGTCTATGGATCTTGATCCTGATAAGGTAGGCAACAATATGCAACAGGCAGCGGTGCAAGCTGAAGTTCTTAAAAAGTTTCAAGAAGCAAACCCACCACCAGCACCTGAACCACAACCGGGTGTACCACCACAAAGTGGCCCACAGGGAGCACCTGCGGGTGTTCAGGTTCAGGATACCCAAGGTAGTGGGGGTGGTACTATAGGAACTGGTACAGCCCCTCAGCCGGGAGAACAGGGCTTCTCAGGTAATACTGGTGGAGCACCTGTACAGTGAGCCAGTTAAAACTAGTCGTAAATAACAAACCTCAGT